TTCATTAAAGGTACACAATCATTCAACTCTTTAAAGTCGTTTCTATACCCTCTATAAACCGATTCTACGACCTCACTAAAGATAAATGGTTTCCCATTCTCTTCAAAGTATACCCACTCATAATCCAATCCTATGGTGTTTAAATACCTATTGTCTAAAACTAATGTATTGACATGAACTATTTTGGATATGTCAAACTTGTCTAACTTTTTTGCATCTATGTGATTGAAATTAATTATTCCATCACTTCCGTCACTTTGTCTATAATAAATAAACGATAAACGATTTCCTAATGGATGTGCTCTATGAGAACTCCACACAGGAACTATAAGGTCAATATTTACATTACCCTTTAAAAACAAAAGTAGGGTATGTTTATCTTCAATTAGATTCATACCCTACTAATATACTAAAAATATTTTGATTTACAAAATTTATTCTCCCCAATGTTTTTCACGTAATTCGTAAATGTCAATTGGTTCTCTTTTCATTTGGTTACCTGGATTGAAATATGCACCCTTCTTTAAATAACCACATAAGAAATTTCTTCTCATTCTTGTTGTATCTCTATTTGGTTCACTACCATGTACTACATGTGAGTGTAATAATGCAACTTGTCCTTTTCTTAAATATCCTTCAATCTTTTTGAAATCATGTCCTTCTGGCATTACACAACTCTTACCTCTCTCACTTCTCCAGTTACCTGTATTTGTTTTCTTTCTTTCCTCATTATCTTCAATTGGTAATATAGGTAATCTATGTGAACCTTCATAATTCCAAACTGCTCCATTTTCAGGGTCGTGATTATCTAATGCTAATGCAGTGTTAATAATTTCATTATGTCCACATCCTGTATAAAATGCGTTTTGATGTTGGTCTCTACCTAATTCACCTTTTGGTTTGTAATAACCCCAAGTTTGCATTCCGACTATATTACCTTCCATTAGAAATTCACAAGCTTCCACAATTTTTGGATGTGAAAACATTTTTTCAACTTTTTCAGAAACTTTGTGTGGGTGCATGATTGGTTCAAACTCTTGCCATTTTTCAGGTTCGTTTGCATTTCTTTCCAATCTTAATCTATCTAATTCTTCGTTTAATTCATCAACCTCTTGTTCGGTTAATAATTCTAAAACTGTCCAACCTCTATATCTCCAATCAAAGGTCATTTGCTGTCTTTCCTCAAAGGATAAGTGTTTGTATTCTTTCATAACTAATTTGTTTTATATAATTAAATATAGTGAAAATTATTTTAATTACCAAATTTTTATATGATTTTTATCAATTTTTATGAAATTGTAATAAATTTGGTAAATACAATCCAACATTTTTTAAAGTATGTGATGCTCTTGCAATAGCCGATTTATTTGCATTAACAACCCCAACATCATCTATATTACCATCTAATTTATAAACCATATTTAATGGGCCACGAATTCTCCATTTTATTTGTGCAACTATCCAAAAAACATTTTCTTTATATTTTTCAAATTCGTTTTCATTTATTTCATATATATGTGCATTTTCATCATTAGCTTTTTGAATAAAATAACGCATTATAAATCCTAAATTATAATCATCAATACTAGGTAATGGTACAATAGTATTTGGTAATTTTATATTAAATAAATTTAAATTATTTGCTACATCTTTGTACATAAGTGTTTATATTATATATGTGTATACCCAATCTGCATGTATAGTTGTTGTCCAACCATTAGTTACATCAACATTGTGTTCTATATTACTAATTCTAAATTCTCCAACTTTATTTCTCATTTCAGGAACACCATCTATTTTAAAAGTTTCACCAATATTAAATCCAGAAATACCATCCAATGTAAACTGTATTGAAATATTACTAAGTACCTGAGTGCTTGTATCTTGGCGGTCTGAATTTCCTGTAAGAATTGTGTATAAAAAATTTGGATTTGCAACTGCTAATGTTACAATACTATTATCATCGTTTGGGTTTAATTTGTATTTTATTAATGTAGTTATTTGTGAAACCGTTAAATCAATTTCTTGTACATCCGAAGCATTGGTTGCAGATTTATATTGTGTAAATCCACTGGCAGGTGGTGTAAGTTTTTCATATTGTATTTGATTTATAGAATACAAACCATCAACGGTTGTGTGATTTGCATAACTACTTAATCCCATTATTCTATCTTGATATTCCGATGTATTTGCTTTTAGTTTATCATTTACATATTTATTTTCAGCAACAAAATCATTTGCATTTCTAATTGCAGTTGAAGCCATAATGACATCCATAGTAAATGTGTAATCAAATTGCCTTATAATAGATTGATAATGTAATGGATTAAATCTATAATCAATTCTAGCTGGGTCTTTTTCAGTAGCTGGATTTCTTAATTCATTATATAATTTAAAATCAACTATTGTTCCTAATTTGTTTTCAATTAAATTACCATATCCCAATCTAAAAAAACCAAAACTTCTATCATTTATTAATTGTAATATTTGTGCTAAAAAATCTATTCTATTATATGATTTTCTAAATATGGTAAGCACTTCATTATAATCAATAAAAATATTTAATGCATTACCAATAACAAATGGGTCTGATAAATTTATTTTTTCATTTCCGTTTGGATGAATAAATTCAACTACATCATTTAAAACAACGGAATATCCATTGATAGATGCATCAATAATTGGCCCACTTATGGTTAATTGACCTTTGTCATCTACACCATATGTTAAAAATGTCTTATTTGGAAATAATACTGTACCATCTTGTGCGGTAATATATTTATGAATTTTTATAGGTATTATTTTATCGTAATTACCATTTCCTATTTTAAAAACTTGTTCACCATTAGAGTTTGGGACAACCATTGTAAAATCAGGATTCTGGCCACCGGAAGCAATTATATTATTTAACATCACTTCTACTATAAATCTTAAAGATACATATGGTGTAGATGATATTGTCTTATCGGCAATAGTATCTGTTGGTTTTTTCCAATTAAAAAATTCATTTTTCCATTTTTTTTCATCTAATTGTAATAATGGTTCCAAATTCATTCCAGTATCATTTGCTATATTGTGTATTATTTCTTTAAATAATGATATTTTTGGTGTCGTTGGAACATTTAACATACCAAATCCTGTGTTATATGTTAATGGCATTGCGTAGTTTATTTCATTACCTTGAATATATGATGCTTGTACTAAAAAAGTTCCATCTTGTTCTATTTTATAAGTATAATCATATAATATACCAGCATATCTATCATATGTTCCCTTTGATTTTTTACAATCTTCTAAATATTCTCTAAATTCCTTTATTGTTGGTATTTGGTATTTTAAATAATCTTTTACAAATTCGTTATAATTTGTTTTATTTGCTAAAATTTTATTATTGATTAATTCACTTGCATTAGAATTATCACCAAATTCTATCAATACATGCATTCCCATTTGTAAAAAAAATTGTTCTACCAATTCTAATTGTTGTAATGAAAAACATCTCATTTTTACAGTTGCCATTTTACTAAATGCAGCAGTACCTTCAACTTTAATATCAACACCTTCTATTATAACGGGAGATATTTTTCTTCCTGTTTCGTTTTCACATTCTATTGGTTTTCCTGTAAAATCGTAACCAACTATTGTTTTTCCTACATTATAATTTATTGTTGGATTAATATGATTTGTTATTATACATCCTTTATATTTTGGTTTTATATTTGGATTTTTTAATATATTAGAAACTTGGTCTAATATTTCCTTTTTAGTTGCCTTTGGTTCGGATTGAACAATTTTTGCGGCAGAAGATATTATTATAAAAGGCATTTTAGAATTCATTTTATTTCTATCTGATTGCCTTTGCCTAAAAATTTCAACCATCCAAGATTTTAATGGATATCTATAATTCATATAACTTATTTATTTATTTTTTCCAAATTTGCAATTATGGATGAAACACTTCCAGGTATTCTTAATTGTGTTCCTGGTTCAACATATAAAGTTGCATCATTTAAATTATTAGCAACAGCAATAATCCACCATAAATTTTTATCACCATAATATTCACTCGCTAATAAGTCCAATCTATCACTTGCAGTCGAAATAACATATATATCACCATCCGTTGCTTTTATTTGGGGATACATTGTTGATTCCAAATATTGTTTTTTGGTTTCATTAGTTGTTAATGTTTTACTATAAGAATATCTACTTGCCATTATTTTTTATTTTATAAATTTATCCAGTACTTGAACCTCTTCCACCATAATATATACTACCATCGGTACGGATTTTAGGTCTATATTTATCCGTATTATCTTGAATCATTTTTGGCATTTCAAAATTTACCTTCAATGGTTCAGGTTCTGGTTCTGGTGATGGTTTCTTTTTCTTTCTTGGTCGTTTTTTTGGTTTTTCTTTTGGTGTCTCTATCGGTTTTGCTGCAGGTGGTGGTTTTTCTTCCTGTGGTTCCGGTACATATACATCATCAGGTTGGTCAATTACTTCATCCATTTGATATGTAATTGTATTATCTTTGTTTAGTATATGTGTTTCTACTATGGTCATATCCATACTAACATCTACCGATGTAGGATATATAATACTTTTATCATCTATAAATTCAGAATTGGTACTGGCCCAAGAAATATTTTGTGGTATACCAATTTGAACACTATTAACAATAACATTCATATTTCTATAATAATTACCCAAACTAAATTTTACAATATTTGGTGTAAATACTAATGGTGCGTATTTATTTTGACCTATTTTTATATTTAATAAATTTCTACTAGGAAATGCAAGAGCTCTTAAATGTGATAGTTTAGCTCTCATATAAGATTGTTGTGTAGTATTTAACCAATAAACTTTAAATACAACTCTTATTTGTCTTTCAACATTATTAAATCTATAATTTTTAAAAGGTGAACCTACATATTGAAATTTATTCCATTCTGCATTTACTAATTCTACAACTTCACCACTCAAAGCGGCAGGTAAAACGATACTTTTTCCATCTAATTTAAATTCTAAATTAGTAATTCCAGATTTAGAATGTTTGGATATTAATTCTTTTAATTCCATATCATCTAAATATTCATCATCTAATAATGTATCTATTTTTTCATTAAGAGAAGTTATTCCCATTTCACTTCTTTTTTCCAATAATTCAGACCCTGGAACTTTATACTCACCTTCCATTACAGGTATTTTTATATATTCCGATGATTTGGTTTGATTATCATAATCATTTTTTGGTTTATCTTTTTTTGGTTTAACTTTTTTTCTATTGCCAGTTAATGCAGAATTTATACCTCTTGTAATTAAATCTTGTGCCGCACCAATAGTTTTACCAACTACTTGTTGAGCTATTTCTTGTGCATTGTTTCCTTTTAGTAGGCCATTTAATGCATTATTAAGTTGATTAGATTTTGCTGGATGTTGAGATATAATATAATTCTCATCTTCTTCTACTGCATATTTTAATGCAGTATGGTCACCATTTACAGGTTGTGTCCCTTTTGATACAGGAGCACTTGTTTTATTTTTAAAAATAGTATCAGATGGTCTATATGCACCTTGTTGTCCTAATAAATTTGATAATAGTCTTCCAAACCCACCTCCTGTTCCATCAGCTGGTCTTGATGAGTTGACTGCCATTGTTCTGGCAGGGTCAATAGAACCTCTACTTTCAATTCTAACCAAATCGGTTCCATATACTCTTGGAAGATTTTTTCCAAATTGTAATAATGGTCTATTTTTATTTAATTCGGAATTGAGAATATTTTCCTGTTTTGTAGGTTTTTCTACAAAAGGAACTCTATAATCTTTATCTAAAAATAAATCTTTTAAGGATTTTGGCATCTAATGAATGAATTTAATATAAATATTCAATTTGATTATTTATACTAATTTCCCAAAACTTGTTTTAAAGTTGATTTGAGATTGTTTCCTTTACCAAATTGAACATTTCTAATTAATGAATTACTTATATCTTTACCATCCAACATTAATTGAATACCTTTATCTCCAGTACCGGCCATACTTGCCACCAACATTTCAATATTTCTTAAAGTTGTTAACACATCTCCACCACCGGATAATTTTGGTGTGGATGATTGAACTTCATCAGCACCTGTTGCATAATCCGCAGCTTTACCACCTAAAAAATATCCTCCGATAGCTCCAATCAATGAAGCTACTGGAACAGTTATAGGTGCTAAAGGGCCACCAAATGCACCTGCTGCTGCACCTAATTGTGCACCCGCATAACTAGCAGCAATACTAGTACCTACTCCGGCTACCATTTGACCCGCGGATTGTCCTTCTTGTGTTCTACTATATGCATCTAATCCAACACCTGCAATTCCTAATATTTTACCACCAACTTTTATATATTTAAGAGATTTAGATGTACTATTTAAAGCCCCACCCATTTTAGCTTGTTGGGCTGCAAGGCCTTCTGATATTGGAATAGTTCCTCCTTTTGTTAATTTCATATTAGATTGTTGCATAGTCAAAGGGTTTCCATTTTTATCTACAAATCCGAATGGGTTTCCTGCACCTTTAATAGTCGATGTTGGTGATAATCCACCAATACCAGCACCAGTTGTCAATGTACTACCACCAAGGAATCCTTTACCACCTAATAATCTAGCACCAAAAAATGCACCCACACCTGTAATAAGACCGGTGACTACAGCCTGTAATGTACTAGCTGCTGCATTTAATGAGTCAGCCGTTTTAAACGCATCTCTATATGCTTTATCTTTTTGCAATTCTTCAGCTAAAGTTTGTGCAAATTTGGCATCCAATACTGCTTTATCAGCCTGTATTCGTGCTTGTGTTATTCTTAAACCACCTTGTGCTCCTACTACTCTATCTAAAAATGATTTATTTTCTGCATTTAGTGAATCAGATAAACCAACACTTTTGCCACCTTCTGCACGCGCTTGAAATTCATCTATACTCAAACCAAAGATTTTTGAAAACATATCAGATGCTATTGGCCCAGCTTTTCTAACAGATTCTAAAACTCCAGATTGTTTAATATTTTCAAATGCTTCTGCATATTTACCTTGATATGCTAATGATTGTGCAACTGAAAAATCAACAGAACGATTTAATATATTACTCAATGAAATTTGAGCCTTCATTGCTTCTGGGAAATTCAATATACTAGATGTTATACCCTGTGCAAATTTTGGAAGGCTTCCACCCATTTGTCTTATTGCAATAGCCTGTTGTAAAAATGCATCTTTATTTTGTATATTATAACTTAATAGTTTTTCCGAAGCGTCGGCCATATCTTGTAATATAACAGCTGGGTTGAGGCCTTTCATATCTGCTAATTTTGCTGCAGAATATGTCAAATTTAATGCCGTTTTTCCAGATGAACCATCCATTCTTCTAAATGCAGCCATTATTTCTGCAACAGATTGTGTACTAATTCCCATTTCTTTAGAGAATACGGCTGCTTGTGCACCCAATGTAGTTCCAAAGAAATTCACGTTTGCACCAGATGCAATATCTGTTAATGCTGCTGCAACTTGTTCTGCACCAATACCTGCTAATTGCATTGCATCTGCTCCATAACCAATACTACCTATACCATGACCAAAAAAGGCAGTTTTAGATGCTGCATTAAATTCAGCCCCTAAGTTTTGCATTTCAAATCCAAAGTTTTTTGAAGCTTCTGCTGCATAAAACATTTGGTTAGCATATTGTGAACCTAATTGTTTTCCTAGTTTAAAATTTCTATTAAAAATTGCTTGTTGTACTGCTACCTCACCTTCTGCTTTTGCTATTAATGGTGCAAATATATCTGCAAAAAAGTAATAAGCATCTTTCATTATTGGTATGTATTCTCTCATACCAATAGCAAGTTGTGATATACCCGCTCCAAATGCCGCACCTGCTACTGTTCTTTTTAATGCAGCAGAACTACTTCCAGGAGTTGCTTTTTCTAATTGTCTTGCTTGTAAATAGTCTGACAATCCATCTCCTCCGGGTAATCCACTTAATAAAGAACTTGTTGCAACATTTTTTTGTGCTCTGGCAAGCTCTTGCTCATTAAGTTTTTTACCAATCTCCGAATCTAACCCAATTGAACTTGCCAATCCTTTTAAGGCCTTCTTCATACCGGACAATCGAGAATCACTTGAATCAATTTTATCTAAAATTTCTTCCCAGTTTTCACTTAATTCCGAAACATATTGATTATATTTCTTTTGATTAATAGTTCCTTTACCAATTTGTCTATTCAATTTATCAAAAGAAGATGGCATGGATTTAACATAATCCGAAGCTTCCATCAATGCATCTCTTTGGTCTTGTTCTAAATCTGTGTTTTTTGCAAGAAATTTACCTATACCACCAACCGATGCTTTAATTGCATCTACATTTTTATTTATTCTTCTGGTTTCATCGGATTGTTCACCATATCTTCTTGTAATACTTCTTTGAAATCCATCTAATTCTGAAAAATTATCACTTAAATCATCTACTGCTTTTGCCTGTGTGTCTAATGCTTTTGCAGCTTTTTCTGATTCTTTTGTTAAAATACTTAATTCCTTTGTTGCAGCTTTTATTGAAGCAATAATTTCTTTATGAGTATCGTATTGTTCTCTTAAAGCTTTTAGTTGTTTTAATACTTCATTTTTTGCACTGCCAGGAACTGACGCAAGTTCTTTTGCTTGTCTATTTAAACTTTGGTATTGGAAATCAATTTCTTTAAGACTATTTATATAATCTTGTAATTCTTGTTTATTTCCAAAATTCGGTGTTTGATTTGCCATTAGTATTTCTTCTTAAGAACTTTTTGGATATCTTTAGTATCAATACCTTGTTTACCCAATGTGTGTTTCATTTGACGCAAAGAAGTATTTATCGAATTATCCCACTTTTGATACATTGCACCTAATTGTGGGTCTCTTTTTTTCATATTTTTAATAAAGTCTTGTTGTGTATTTCTATCTTTTGCTTTTAAATACAAATCAAAAACTTTATCAAACATTGATAATTCTACTAATCTTTTTTTGGACATAATAATACTTTATGTATAAATATTACTTTCTAATAGTTTTTGATGGTGTTGATTTATTTTTTGCAGCATTACCTATCTTTTCATAATGCTTTGTTTCATCATCTTTTGCTTTTAATAATTGTGCAAAATAAAACTCTCTTAATTTGGTAGGCATATAATATACATCATTCCAATTAAATCCACCATTTGAATAATAAATCATTTGAAATATTTTCTCATGTAGAACTACGGAATAATTACTCGGTAGGGTAAAAAAAGTCAATCCCAAATGGGATAGAAAGTGCCTCCGTTTCACCACTTGATGGATATGTGTAATTAAATGTAAAATTTAAATCCGGAGTAATATTTGATATATATTTTCTTAATTCTCTAGAATCTTTTGCTAATAATTTATTAGTAACAAAATCCGAAATAACTGATAAATCTCTACTACCATTTATTTCAACAATAATTCTTCTGTATCTAGCTGTAATTTCTGAACTTGATTGTGAAATTTTATTCATTGCTTCGATATCTTTATTAATTGCCAATTCATCACCATGTGTTAATAATTTAAATTTAATTGGTGTATTAGTTTGTGGCAAATTAAAATTATATTCATTGTTTCTATTTAATAAAGAATCTTCTATATCTTTTATTTCTATTTTTGATAAATCAACTTTTACTTCAGTATCTTCTCCCGTATATTTATCTCTTATACTAATAGTATATTCGGCACCAAAAGCTAAAATTCTACTTGCAATCAATATTGCATTTTTATCCCCCAATAATAAATCATCTGGTTTAACTCCAGGTTCAACTACAATAGATTCTAATAATTTATCAATATGAATTCCTTTTCTAATTAAATTTGAAGAAGTTAAAATATCTTCCTCTTTAGCTGTCATTAATTTAATTGTAATTTGTCCTTTTGCTAATGGATGACTTTCTGGATAACATAAACCTTTTGATGGTAAACTTATAACTTCCGTTGAAAATGGAAAAGATTTTTGTTGAGAGGTCTGCGTTGGTCCAAGGCCTCTAGATAATTGTGGTTCTAAATTTTCACTCATAATATAACTTTGTTGTTTATTATATATATGTTATTTTAAAAAAATTAAAAAGGGGAAACATTTCTGCTTCCCCTTCTTTTTATATCTTTTATTTCGATTAGTATTCTAAAATAGCTTGGTCGAATGTTAAAGTTAATTCAATTGAAACCGGGTCAGTTGCGTTACTCCAATCCATTTCACCGAAATTTGCTTGAGAGATAAATGCACCTTCCAAAGTCCATTGTTCAACTTTATCACCTACTGGTCCTAAAGAGTAGAAAGTAATGTTCTTTTTATAAAATGCTGCATATCCGTCTCTACCTGTGATAGACTCATGTGATAATCTAATCCAATCCATTACCGCTTGTGCTCCTGATGGAACAATTGGGTCGTATAATGTTACTGTGATATCATCCCAGTTTGATTTTCCTTTAATTTTTCTTTTTACATTGATATGGTCTAATTCTACAATTTCAGATGTAAAAGTAGGTCTAGCTGCTGTTTTTACCAAATATGCAGGGATATTAGTTCCAGTAAATTCCATGTAGAATCTATTGGCTAATTTCGGTTCCCACTGTTTGTAAAAAATTTCGTTGTATGTTAAAACGTTTGGCATTTTGTTCTATTGTTTATTTATTTTATATAAATATTTGTTTTTTAAATTATCCTTCAAAAGTTGCACCAGTTGGTAAAATGTTGAAATCAATTTGAATGAATTCAGCAGTTTTAGTTGGTTGTAAGTAAATAGCTCCTTTCATAATGTTTCTATCAACTACATCAGGAGTATTATTACTATCATCCATTACAACTCTAAAAGCGTATAAACCTTGGTTTTGTTGAATACCTGTTAAGTAAGGATTCACAATGTTTAAGAATGCTTGTCTTGTTGTAGATGTGTTTTGTTCAAATACTAAATATCTTGAAGTAGATGCGATATACTTTCTAACAGATAATAACAATCTTCTTACATTAATTCTGTCTAATGCAGATGGTTTATCTTGTAAAGTTTTTTGTCCGAATACAACAATACCTTGTCCTGGGAATTGTACGATTGGGTTTACTTTGTTTTCATATAAATCATCTTTTTCAGATTGTGTTAATCTATCTAATACTGCTACTGCTCCTACTAATCCACCTCTATTCAATCCTGCTGGTGCGAACCATTCTGCTGCTACTCTATCGTTTGCTGCGAATACGCCAGGCAATAATACTGAAGGTGGAACTGTGATAAGTTTGTTTGTGTTTACATCGATTGTTTTAATCCAAGGATAATAAACGGCTGCCATATTTGAATCTACTGCTTGTGCTTGTGTTATAGTTGCTGGTATCTTTGTATCTGCATTACCTGCATCTGCAATAAAGAATGCATCATTTCTTTGTTCAACCATATCTAAAATTGAAGTAAATACAGCTGAATGGTCTGCTCTATTAACGTGTGGTGCAACTACCATATTGATATCATATTCGTCAGCGTTAGATAAAGCTGCGATGTGTTTTCCGTATGCTAATTTACCTGCAGTTGTTGCTGGGTCGATATCTGCTGCGTTTGTATTTGGTGCGAATCCGTCAAAACCTTCTTGAAATGCTACTACAAATTGTCTTTTTGCAACATCTGCTGATGTTTGTGTTAATGGATTCAATGTTAATCCACAAATAGTATCTAATGAGAATACAGCGTTTGCTCCGTTTCCTGCACTTACAGGAATTGGTTTCATATAAATTTTGTTATCTGCATTATTATCTAAATCAATACCACTATATTTTGTAGAATCTACTACTGAACCAGTTGTAAATGATACTCTTGGAATAAAGTTTGCGTATGCTCCTGCGTTTACAGGTAATTGATATGCAGCGTGGCCAAAAGGTACTGCTTGAACCGGTGATTGTACATTTAAGTATGAAATTCTAATATATTTTGAATTGTTAACCCAATCACCACTTTCAGTTATTTTACCTGTTATTGAATCAATTTCTCTTTTTCTGTCTCCAATTACTCTACTAATAAAATTTGGAGAGTTAGGGTCTAAGTTTACATTTGAATAAGTTTCCAATACACTTTTTTTCTTATCAGTATCATTAAAATCTCTTACTACAACTGTAAATGTACCATAATCAGTTCCGTTTGTTGTACCGGCTGCTTTTACATTTGAAATACCAACTTTTACTTTTGTATTTGCTGTGTTTCCTGCACCTAATGTTTCAATTTGGAACAAAGGATATCTATCACCAGAAATTAATTGAGATTGAATAATTGGTGTTAGTGCTTCACATGCTTCACCTAATTGAGATGAACCACTAAATGATTGAAGTCCTAATACAACAACACTAGCACTTACATTTGCTGTAAATGAAGCTGTATATGCTCCTACATTTAATCCATCGGAATTAGATAAAGTATAAGAACCTGTGTTGAATAAGAATCCGTTTTCTTTAAAGAATGCATATGAATAAGCTCTTTTTGAACCATATGCAGATGTACCAAATACTGATTCAATATCATTATCATCTAATAATTCTAAAGACGCACTATATCCAGTTGGAGTTATTCCACTACCACTTAATGATATTGAAAAATCACCACTACCATCTAAATCAGAAATTGTTGTTCCTGTGAATCCAACTGCACTTCCTGATGTATTGAATAATATACCCAATGCACCCGATTGTGAACCTGATGCTGCTATTAATAATAAAGGAGCTTTTTCGGTATAACCCGTTTTTCCTGCTACTCTACAAATGGTTGCAGTTCCTGCTTCTCTTAAATAATTTTGTACTGCTAATGGAGTATAATATGTTCCATCAGCTGCTCCAAATAATTGTTCGAATTCAGCTTGTGAATTTACGATTGTTGGAACCAATGGGCCTTCTAAGAAAGGGCCAATGAATGCTGCTCCGATGTCAGCTACACCTTGTTGTAAAAATGAAAGGTCGTTTTCTCTTGTAAATACGCCTGGTGATACTATCTTTTCTGCCATTTTATATGCTTTAATTTAAATTTATTAATTCTTAATATAAATATAATCTTTTATCTCAAAACAACAATTCTTATTTGTATGTTGGTGAGAAATAATCATATACTTGTCCTACTGATGTTGCGTTTTGTAATGTGTTGTAGAATAATACTGGTCCAATTTGTCCGTTCCAAAATGTTGTTCTTGCACTATTACTACCGATTGTTAAAAAGTTTGTAGATGATGGTGCCGTAAATGCTGCTGCGGTAAATGTTCCTACCGATGTTTTATCTACATAAACCGTTACAGTTCCTGATGGTTGGAATGTTGCTGAAATCATATACCAAACATTTGATGATAATGATGTTGTTAATTGTGCACTATTACCTAATGTACTACCATAGAATTTTACTCTATTTAAAGTAGAACTATCAGTTGATTCAATTGCTAAACCATAAAAACCAGCGTAATCAAAAATATGTCTTGATGATACACCCAAAGTGGTTGTAGGTCTAATCCACATATGAATAGTACCTGTATTAGTATTAAATTGAGAAATACCACCATTTATATTTGTAGTAGTATCTTTATACCAGAATTGATTTGTACCATTTAAAGACCAAGATGTTTGTTTTCTTACTCCGGAATTGTATGATGGGTTACCACCTGTAATACCTGCTGCATTTGTAACACCAGCTGGTCTAACACCCGTTCCATATCCACTTAAATCTAACCAATCCGTTGTTGCTGTACCATTTGTTGATGATGCCTTAGATGGGTCGGTATATAATCTTAATCCACTTGCAGGAATCGATGGTTGAGTTGTTGTACCTTTATTATGTGAAATTAAACCATTTGAAATATATACATCGGCATTTTCCACATTTACAGTTACAATCTCAACATCTGCTTTTACAATTTCAATATTAGTAACTTCCACTTCAGTTTCATCTTCCATTACCAATCTATCTCCAGGCAATATATCACCTACATTCTTAAATTTATATTTTGAAATCTCATTATCCCAAACATATAGAGGGTGAGTTTCAGTTGATTTTATTAAACCATCATTTAAAGAAAAATATCCTTCTGCAAAGTTAAAAGTTAAATCACTAACTGTTACGTTTTGTGCTGAACCTGATAAAGTTTCTGAATGATAAAATCTCCATTCAACTTGGTCACTCTCCGGGTCTTGTGATTCATCTGGTAAACCTGCTGGCACCCAAGATTTAATTTCATCACCAACATTCAAATCTTCAACATTTACCATTGTACCATTTGCCAATTCTATTTGTGTACCAAATAATAAACAAAAATCTGGTTGGTTAATTGTATTATAAACATCTACTGCGTATAAAATTTTGGTACTTGCAACACCATAGTTACTTGCAGCTAAATTAAAACCATCTGCATATCCCATTGTCAATGTAGATTGAGCTTCGGAATAGTTAGATGCATTAATTGCTGCAGGAGTAATTGGAAAAGTTGGATATGTTCCCAAAGTTGCTGCACCTACTGTAAAGTTTGCATTATTAAAAGAACAAGTAAAGTTATTTGTTTGTGTTGCCACTTTGGTAGCTACAAATGAACCCGATGTTCCAAATGAAAAGAATGCGTTTTCGCTTGTACTTTCTACAATATATGTAAAAGTTGGTGGAGTTACTGTTACTGAATCAAATGAAAATCCCTGCATATTTGTGTTGGATATGCCTCCATTTAATCCACCTAAAGAAACAGCACCGGTTCTCACCGAACCACTAACTGCTCTAAATAAATTTCCTAATGATAAATTTGTTCTTGCCATAATATTGTTGTTATATGTTATAAATATTTAAAAGTTTTTGTTTCCACATTTCTTTATTAGAAAAATTGGTTATCATCCAATTTTTTAATTTATTGAATTCGTTTTTACGGGTTTCATAATCATCTTTACAAATTGTTTCGTATGTTTGTTTAAATGATTCGGCACTATCTGCTTTATATTTGTAATCAAGAGGAACGTGCCATTTTTCATGTAGTATCGGAAGTTTACCCCAATCCACTGCTTCAAATATTCCATATCCAAATGGTTCATATTCAAAACAAGAATGAGATATCCCCCAATCAAGTCCATAAAATCTATTTTTGAATTTGAAATCAAATTTATATATTTTTGATTTTTCAAATTTATATCCGTATTTTTTTTTATAATATTTGTTAAATGTTTCTGAATTCGTAGAAATAAAACTAGGTAAACTATCCATATATTCTGGATTTTTTCTACCTTCTGCTCTTGCTGCAAATCCTACATTAAACGAATCTATTAATTGTTTATTTTCTATAAACTCATAACAATTTGCAATATGATGTAAATTTTCCGTTTCATATGGAAAATGATATAAACCTACCCAAATTTTATTTTTTATTTTATTAATTAATTCATTTTCATATTCCCAATTACCGTACCAATGTAAGTATTCACTCTTTTCCATTTGTGCCATTAAAGACACTTTTGTTAAATTGTGAAAAACGATTGAATCAATTCTTTCTAAATTATTATGAATAGCGGTCGTAGGTGTGTAATGACCATGAAGTATATGTATTTTTCTAGCACCCTTTAAGATTCTATCAATTTCTGCTTCATTGGTTTCCCAAATATGCTCAATATCAATTGGAAATTCTTCGTAATTAACAGGTTTCTTTCTATGGAAAAGAAGAAGTGGCTTCACCTCTAAGTGTGGTGCCACTTCTTTTATCCATTCAGTTACCCATATATCAGCACCACTGTTAAACCAAGGTCCTCCAGCGGTGGTGTAGTAAACATCATACATTAAATTATAAACCTTTTTGCTTCTTTAACTCTTCTACCTGAATTGTTAAATTATCTATATTTTGTTGTTGCTCTTTAATACCTTCAATTAATAATGCTACCAATTTATCATATTTAACTGCCTTAAAACCACTTTCTCTTGTTTGAACTAATTGAGGTAATACTGCTTCAATTTCTTGTGCAATTACACCCACATCGTTTCCTTCATATCCGTGTTCAACTTTGTTTTCAGCTTTCCAATCATAAGTGTTACCACTAATCTTAGAAATCTTATCCAATGCATTTTCAATTGGAACGATATTTTCTTTGAAACGAATATCCGAAGATGAGAATGCAACTACATCATTTGTTGCGTCAATTCTACCTGCAGTTGCTGATGCAGCCATACCAATACCCAATGAATTAAATTGAACATTTGATGAAGTTGCTACTGCTTGGCCGATTGAAATTGTATGTGAGATACCTTCACCCGATGTTGCTCCTGTTGAAGTTACACCGGTTCCACCTGTAATTGTTCCTACATAATCACCGGTTGTATCAGTTCCTAATGCTACTGAATTTGCAGCTATTGTAGTTGCAAATGAAACGTTTGCTAAATTAGTAATAGTTCCCGTACCAGTCACATCACCTGTTAAAGTGATTGAGATATCTTTACCTTCTAAATTATCTAGTCTAGTTAATGCTGATGAACTAAATGTTTCCAAATTAGCCGTTTCAATTAATAAACTTGCAGTTGTTGTGTTTAAATTAGAAACCGAAGTATTTAAACTTGCAGTTGTTGTGTTTAAATTAGAAACCGAAGTATTTAAACTTGCAGTTGTTGTGTTTAAATTTGTTATTGATACATTTGACGAACCTGTTGCAGCTTCTAATGAAGTTAATGTTGCTAAACTAAGTTCTTTTACAACTGTAGTTCCTGCTACAAACTTAATAGAACCTGTTGAGATATATAAATCTTTCCAAATTTTAGTTGCAGAACCTAAGTCAAATGCGTTTGTTGTTTGAGGAATAAGTGAAGAACTTAAAGATGCTACAACATTTACAGTATCTGCAGTTGCATCACCAATAGTGATTGCTCCACCTAATGTTAAATTACCTGCAATGTTTGCATTTCCGGTAATATCTAAACCAGAACCTGAAATTGCTCCAAAGTTTCCGGTACTTCCTGTACCTGCTGATGATAATACGATGTCACCTGATGCTCCACCGACTACTAATGTTCCCAATGTGGTATTCACATATGGTTCTCCGAATGCTAATGAACCGGATTGTTGGGCGGTACTACCGCGTCTAAATTTAAGTCCCATTTTAGTTTACTCTTTTTTTTAGTTAAAGTATAATAAATTCATTATACCATTATAAATATCTATTTGTTTTCCAATTCCTTTACTTTTGCAGATAATTCTTTTATAGCTTCAATTAATAATGGAACTATTTTTTCATAATCAACTGCCTTATATCCATTTTCTCTATTTATAACAACTTCTGGAAGAACTTTTTCTATTTCTTGTGCAATTACTCCCAAATCATGTCCTGTGTGTGAATGTATTTCTTCAAATCCTTCTTTCCAATCATATGTGTTACCACTTATTGCTTCAACTTTTGTTAATGCATTTTGAATTGGTTGAATATTTTCTTTTAATCGTTCATCAGATGAATAAAATGCTACAATATCACCGGTTGCTATAATTTCTCCGGTAATGGTAGATGCTGCTGTTCCTACACCTATTGAGTTAAATTGATAATTACCAATTGAACCACTATGAATTGTAGAATTACCTAAAATTTGTAAAGAACCGCTAATTACACCATCCGTATCTAATTTAGATTTAATCGTTGTATTAATAGAAGATGTAAATGATTCAATATTATTTAATCTAACATTTGCAGATTGAGTAAATGAATTTAATGATGTTATTGAAGTGTTTGTACTTCCTGTATATGAAGCTAAATTTGTAAATCTATTTTCTACCGATTGTGTATATAATTCTAAATTAGATGTTTCAGTTTCTAATGCAGTCAATCTAGTTGAAGCATTTGAAGCAGAATTTATCAAAGAACCCGTTACTATTCCAATTTCGGTAAATCTTGCATTTGCAGATTGAGTAAATGCATTTAATCCTAATAATACATTATCTAAATTACTTGGGTCTAAAATTGATATTCTATAATCAAAACTTGCACTATCAATATAATAAGAACTTGAGAAAATATTTAAATTTCTAATACTTTGAGAAACGGATGCACTAAATGAATTTAAACTAGATGTCGTTTGGTTAACACTTCCTGTATAAGTACCCAATGTTGCAAATCTAGTATCTACCGATGTTGTATAAGTTTGTAAATTATCAAATCTTGTATTAATATTTCCACTAAATGAATTTAAACTTGCAGTAGTTTGATTTAATGAAGATGTTGTTTGATATATTGATAACAATGAAGATGTTACACTTGCACTAAATTCATTTAATGAAGATGTTGTTTGATTAACACTTGCAGTATAACTTCCTAATGTTATAAATTTAGTATCAATACTTCCACTCCATATATTTGCAGATGCAGTATATAAGTTTAATGATGTATTTTCATTACTTGAAGTAAATGTATTTAAAGTTGATATAGAAATATCTACACTTGCCGATTTAGATTGTAAATTTGATAATCTACTATCTACCGATGTTGAATATGTTGTTACACTTACACCATTTAAACCAATAATTGTAGAAGAACTTATTGAACCCAAAGCTGCTATATTTGTATTAAAATATAATCTTTGATTGGAGTCTTCCCAACTCATTGATACATTTGCTCCTGCAATATTAAATCCTGCACCATCTGCAATTCCAGATGAAGTAGACCCACTTGCCAATGTAATTGATTTATCTTCAATAAAAGTTTCGGTTGTATTTAATGATGTTTGTGTACCATCTACAATTAAGTTTCCTAATATTCTAGTATTACCACCCGTTACATCGATTGCCGTTTTTAATGAAGCAGTATATGTGTTTAATGAAGATATTGAAACATTCAAACTTGCAGATGTTGTTTCTAAATTATTTAGTCTACCATCTCTAATATCAACATATCCTTTAACTGCAAATTGAGTTGGAACCGTATCTTCACCATATAAACCTTGTGAATTTAATAACGTAGTATTATTACTTACTTCTTGTAATACTACACCAACTGCTACACCATTTCTTTTGAACGGGCCTATTGTATTTAAGCCTGCTAAATTAAATGAGTTTGCATCTATTGTAACTTCACCTGTTAATTGATTTACTGCAAAGAAATCACCAATTTTTAAATTACCAATATTGTCAACTGTTGAGTAGAATACTCTACCAGGTGCAAATTCATTAATTTCTCTTGTTCTAATTGGAACTCCACCAAATTTTGGAAGTGCGTTATATGTTACACCACTACCACCATATTCCATTACCAATCCACCAGTTGAGATGTTTGATAATTGGTGAAAATAAACATTATTTCCAGTTGTAATTGATGGTGGTGCAGGATAAGTTGTTACTCGTCTTTGATTTGCTTGACCGCTTACGGCTGCAACATCAGTTACTAAATAATCAATACCATTTAAAATCATATTAGAAGAAATATCGATTCCTCTACTACCACTTTGTAATGACATCAAAATTTCACTAACACCGGTTATCAATGCTTTACCTGATACAGTTGTAGCTTGAATTGCTCCTGCACCAGTTGGTACTGCAATTGTCACCGATGGTTGTGTTGTATAACCACTACCACTAGTCAATAATACAATTTCATCAATTGAACCATTTGCATTTACATTTGCTTCTGCGGTTGCTTGAACACTTGCTCCACCACCTGTAATTGTTACACCGGCAATTGAACCCGTATATCCTGCTCCGTTTTCATCAATTACAAAACCACTTACTGTTGAAGTTTTTGTTTCTAATGATGAACCTGTATTATATGTTTGTGGGAAATAAGTTTTAGATACTAAACCATACTTACCAAAATCAATTACTGAATTTGAGATATTTGCAAAACCACCATTTGCTACTTTGAAACCATAGGTACAAAATGTAGTAAAACAAGATACAAATTGTGAGTATCCTTTGTTAATTACTAAGTGACCAGGTCCACCCTGATTAACTTGTGTAAATGCATCTGCTACAAATGATTCTAAAGGTGATGATGGGTGTACTAAATTACCATCAATTCTAATACCACCACCTGCTCCTTGCTCATCGATTACACCCGAACCAATTACTGCATTAGATGAATTTCGTACATCATTTATATTATATGGTAATGCTGCATAATTTGTATTTCCAGGTATAAGAGATAGCAAAGTGCCATCAGTTGTAAATGGACCTGTGATTGAGGAACAGTTTTGAATATATGGTGATGTTCCAATTATTGGTCTTTTTGATAAAGGTGCCGGTATTGATATGTGTGGTTTTTCTCCATTTGCATAGTTTGTACCACCACTTACTACATTTATTTGTGTAATAACTCCACCTGCAACATTTGCAGTTGCAGTAGCTATACTACCACTTGCATCGGGACCTTCTATAATAATTCCTAAATCCTGATTATTTCCATCAGTATATCCCGTCATAGAATGTACTATTCCAATAGAACTAACACCACCTGCACTAATAGAAGCGGTTGCGGTAGAACATGGGTATGAGAAACAAAATGAAGGGTTTTGTAAATTTAAAAATCTTAAACCATAAAAGTAGTTTCCGTCGTGACAATGGAAATAATCTTTTGTAGGATTTGCTGCAGTTAATCTTACTGTTCGTAATGTATCACCAACAATTGCAACTCCTGGTGGAAGTGCTATTGGGTTTTGTTCAGTATATTCACCACTACCTATAAATATTGTATGTCTTTTTGTATTTGTATATTCAGCTACGCCCAATGATTCAACTGCTGCTTTAATTGTTCTAAATGGAGTAGATGGGTCTTTACCATCATAACTATCACTACCACTTGGAGAAACATATAATCTATTTGAACCTGACATTGCATTATCATATAAAGATGCCGATGCTTCTACTCTATCCAATCTGTTATCTACTGAAGCAGAAAACGTAGTTGGGTCACCCATGCCATATAAAGAGCCGGTAAAAGATGATGCGGATATATTATTTGCGTATATATTTGCCCAAACCGAAGAAGTAGAACCAATGTTATATGTATTGGTAGTACCAGCATTTAAGTTTGTAGTAAAAACACCCAATGCCGAAATATTATCGGATGAATTATTTCCTAAAAATAAGTTTCCAGATATTGCAACATCACCACTAAAATATGCGTTTGATGCAGTAATATCTCCAGATGCAGATATTCCACCTTTCAAATATAGTGAACCCGTATTCAGTTCATCTAATTTTGCTAAAGTAATTTCTCTTTCTCCTACTGCGTATTGTAACGAGTCAGGTCCTTTGTTTACATATAATTCACCATCAACTAATGATACTGAACCCGAACCTCTTCTTAATTGAAATATAGCTGCCATTTAATTCTTTTATGTTTCTTATAAATATAATAATATCTTTTTTCTTTAATTATAGTCCGAATCTACTTTTTTGTGCGTTATAATCTTGTTTAATTTCACTATCACTCAAATCTCTATTATAAAATTTAAATATTGACCATCGGCCTGGATTAAATTCACCAAATGTATATCTACAAAATAATGTAATTGTACCAGTTCTTAATGCTGTATTTCTTGCATAAAAATGAAACCATTGACCTGTTGGCAATGATGAAGAATTTACTGATACTGAATTACCATTAACATAAAATTGATTCCAATCGGAACCCATTTCAGGAAACCACATATATCCAACAGGTGAACCGGTTCTGGCATCTAAAAAGTATGTATTTTTAGCATCAAAATATACCCACGCGCTAATAGATTTATAATTGGTGACCGATGCAGTTATTACATAATCATTAGAACCATCAAATGTTAAATATCCACCACTATTATATCCAACTCCATTAACTAATGTTGCATTATATCCATTACCACTTAAATCTGTCCAATTAGTCCCACTACCATTATATGAATTATTGTTACCAGCATCTAAATGACATATTAATCCATCGGTTACAATACTTTTAATAACTTCACCTTTTGGGCCCATTGATGTACTATATAATTTATTTCCCGTTAAATCTAATCCCATATTATAATATATAAATTTCTGATATTGTACAATATGAACCACCACCGGTGGAATTACAAGACCTTCCGTGGCCTACACCTGCAATATTACTATCATTTCTTCTCATAAACATATAAAAAGATTTAACACCACTATATCTCATAAAATTAGTTGATTCGTTATCACATGCACCGGTTTGTACATTAAATTGTGTATTTTCAAATGCATTTGATGCATCCCAACGAAATATAATATCACCTAAACTTGTATTGTAAGATGCTAAATTGGGTGCAAGTCCACCATACCCATTTTGATTGAATGTCCAACAAGCGGCAGTTCCTTCGTTTGTAAACTTACAAAATATTCTTGACCAGGGAATTGTATTTTTTATTTTAATATATAAACCAGAATCGGCACCACCACATCCACCTAAATTAAAATAATAAGATATTGAATACCCACCGGTACTATCATTACCTTGTGATGTGATTGTACAGTTTTGATTTACAACACTATCTATCATATCACTACTAACTCTTTTAAAGTTTTTTGGTAATATAACCCCATCTGGCGTTAACATTGATGACGATAAAGTTTTTCCTCCTATATTAAATGGCATATTTTTTTATTTTTTATAATCCAAATCTAGATTTAGTTGAGTAGTAATTGTTTAAAATTTCAGCCGTATGTAAAGGTCTATTATATATACGAACAGCACCTACTCTACCATTTGCATATGCACCATTTGGTCCACCATAAATTGCACCGATATTAAATTGGCCTGTTCCAATATACGCGTTTTGTACGGATGATCCTGGTTTTATTAAATTCCCATTCGCATAAAATCGTTTTTCATAAGTCGACCCATTATATGTAAAAACCCAATTATACCATTGACCGGTTGATGGTCTATAATTTTCATTATAATCATTATCATTACTGTACATCCCATAAATCATACCACGTGAACCTGTATCATAAAATATATGTAACCCCGTATTAAGTGCAGGTGGCCCTTGCCCAAATAATCCAAACCCACCAGATGCCGAAGTCATATATGTCCATGTTTCCAATGTAAATCCGGATGTTAAATTTAAACTAGAAATACTTGCATATCCGTTAGTTCCATTTAATACCATATATCCACCATTTCCACTATTGTATGTAATATTATTTAGAGTAAAATTATTTCCATTTCCAGTTAAGTCTGTCCATGTTACTCCTGAACCTACATATGAATTTTTATTACCCGCATCTAAATGACATATTAACCCATTAGTAATAATAGAATTACTAAATGTACTTCCGGTAATTGAAGTTGATGATAATATATTTCCGTTTAAATCTATTGGCATCTTAAAATTCTGTCGTTTCTTTTATTTTCAATTCTCTACCGATATATCTACTATCATTCAATAGTTCTAGTCTTTTATTTTCAGCTTCTTCCAAAGTATCATATACAAACATTTCATCGTTTTCAATACAAATACATTTTGTTATGAAATTCATATTCTCATCATAATCAGGTGTGCCTTTCAACGATGGTAATAATTCTTTTAATATAATATATCTCATAACTTACGATTTTTTAGGAGTTGCCATATTTGGGTCAACTTCGGTTAATGCAAACTTATATACCTTACCCTTCTTATTATTATATAAGAATAAATCATCTTCACCTTCAACAATTGTCCAATCACCAATTCCGTTATTTAGGGATAAATCCGATGTATAAACTGTACTCCAACGTGCACCGGCCGAACCCAAATCTTGTGTACCATTTGCCGCCGGTAATACATTACCATAAAATGTTTGTGTACTTCTCACAAAATCTGCCACCGTTGTTCTTGCGGATGAACCACCTCCATTGGATACTTGAAATCTAAATCCACTGGATGTTGCAACAGACGAAACCGAAGTTTGAATTGCATTTGTTTCACTATTGTTGCTCGAATATTGAGATACAAATGCATCTGCAAATGTACCATCTACACCGGCCGATGTTGCTGTGACTTTACTATTAATTGTTATACCTGCAAAAGTAGGAGATGATGTAGTTAATACCGCTTGATTTATATATGTTCCGAATCCAGTAGTAGATGCCATTGTTATTTGAGAACTACCACTAACCAATGTAGGTAATGAACTTATACCACTAAAAGTTATTTGTGAAGAACCCGATACGATACCTCTACCTTTTGTTTCATAAGATGCGGTTGCTGTATTTAAATTACTTACCGATGTATTCAAACTTGCAGTTGTAGTATTTATATTACTTATTGAAATATTTACACTTCCAGATGTTGTTTCTAAATTGTTTAATCTATTAACACTTGCAGTATAAAAAGATGCAAAGGTACTATCGTTTGAAGTATCTACTGAATTAATTAAAGATACAATTTCTGCAAATGAATCTTTATCTGCATCGGATGCTAATAGAATTGCATCAACTCTACCTTTTTCAGTTGTAATTCTACTATCTACTGATGTTGAATATGTTGAAAATCCGGTTGTAGATGAAATGGTTATTTGTGAACTTCCACTTACTATGCCTGATGGAATAGAACTAACATCTGCGTATGTTATTTGTGAAGAACCACTCACTAATCCACTTCCATTTAGTATTTGAGCCGAACTACTTACTATACCCGATGGAATAGAACTAACATCTGCGTATGTTATTTGTGAAGAACCACTAACCAATCCTCTACCTTTTGTTTCGTATGAAGATGTTGCTGTATTTTGGTTTAGAAAAGTAGATGCAATTGAAGAACTAAGTGTAGTCAAATTTATACCATTGATATTACCTGTACTTTCTAATGAACCACTAACTACTATATTATTTCCAAAAACAACTCCATTTCCTCCTGAAGATGTTATTTTATTTCCATCTTGTATTTGTAAAGTTCCTCTAACATCAATTAAACCAGTTGTTGGGTCAAATAATAAATTACCACCACCCGATGTTTTTAGTTGAATATCTCCGTCTGCAGATTGTAAAATAATACTATCACTTCCTGCTTCTAATATCTTAATAGATTGTCCTTCATCGGTTGTGATTTGTAATTCTTGATTCGTAGAACTTAAAACTTTTGTTCCGTCTATATAAAGTGAACCGGATGAAACATATATATCTCTCCATTGATATGTAGGAGACCCTAAATCGTATGTATTATCCGTTGCAGGTATAATTGAACCACTATGAGTTTGAGTTCCTACAAATAGATTAGAACCTGTTGTGGCGTATGAACCTGTTTTTGAATTTAGTGGTGTTAATATTTCAATCACTTGTGAACTTCCACTAACTATACCATTTGGTTTTGATGCAATGTTATCCCAAGTTGTTTGTGTTATACTTCCACTTAAAACATATCTTGTATCGTATGAAGATGTCAATTGTGATGAACCACTCACAGTTCCTGCGGGTGGTACGGATTCTATACCATTTGGGCCTACTAATGCAACTTGTTGATTTCCTACTATAAATCTAATACCATCGGTTGAAGGTATAAGTTGTGTACTACCATTTAAATTTGATATAAATGTCTTATATCCAACTGGTGAACCTAAATCCGTATTCCATGCAAAATCTATTATATATTTTGTAGATTCGTTATTGAAATCATTAATTGATGCATCACTATTTGAATCATAATCCCAACCATCTACCGGTAATTCAGAATCTAATGTCAATCCAGTTAAACCACTACCATCTCCTATAAAAGATGTTGCAGTTACACTTCCTGTTATTTGAACCGAGCCTGTAAATGAATGTGTATCATCGGATGTATTACCGAATTTAGAACTACCACTTTCAAAAAGGACAGATGATGATATTACAGAAATATTAAATTGTCTTGCATTAATCGAACCTAATACCGTTAAATCGGATGTAATTCCTAATGAACCACTTATTACACTAATACCATGATTGACGGTAAGTGTGTCGTTTACTTGCAAGGAACCAAAAGAAGCAGTTCCTTCTAACCTAATAGAACCAGTTATTACCGAATTTGTTGTTACTACACTTTCAACCGATTCAATTGAACCCGATTTTTTAAAGTAAATCTTACCATCGTAAGTATTTACAGCTAATTCTCCTAAATTAAGTGAACCCGTACCAGGTACCTTTCCCGATAACGCAGAGCGTTTCAGTTGAACAATTGATGCCATATGGCGTATTTTAAGTTATTTAACAACAAATGTAGTATATACTACGAACATAAATATATTATAAAATAAAAAACCCCTACTAAGAGGGGTTTCTATTATAATTTTATTTACTATTAAAGTTCTCCACCATCTGGACCAAATGATGCCGATATTTCTAAGTTGAATAATCTAGTTGCTACTGAACCACTAAATGCCAACACATCACCAATTCCGTAAAGAGAACCACTAAATCCTTGTGCAGTTGTAATAGTTGCGATTGTTACATCGTTATATCTAAAATCAATTGAACTTGTTGTAGTTGCTACTTTATAAAGAGAACCACTGCCTTGAATATATCCAATTGTTCCAGCAAATGGGTCAGAGTTAAAATCAAAGTCATCAGGTCTCATCGATGCGGTAACACCAGTCAATTGAGCACCACTACCTACAAATTGAGATGCCGATACTATTGATGCACTTACTGCTCCGGTAAGACTAATTGAACCCGTTACCTTTGCACCGGCAACTACGATTTCTACTACCTCATCGGTTGAACCTGATTTGTGTAAAAAGGCTTTACCATCGTAGGTATTTAACGCTATTTCACCTACCTGCAACGATGTGGTTGTAGGTACTGAACCCGCAACGCCTGAACGTTTTAATAAAATCGATGAAGTTGGGTTGTTATTTGTTGCCATATATTTTTATTTATCTTTCTTTTTTATTATTAATAAGTTCCTCCGTCTATAATTGAAATTCTAGTTTCTATTGATGAACTAAATGTACTAAATCCGGTAGTTGCTGTAATATCAACTTGTATTGAACCACTTACAATTCCAGCTGGTTTACCAACTAAATTATCCCAAGTTGCTCCTGCTACTGATGCACTTATTGATGTTGCAATTGAACTACTGAAATCCGTATATCCGGTTGTCGATGATATGGTAATTTGAGATGAACCACTTACAACAGTTTCAGCGTTTAACTTAGTTTTAATAGTAGTGTCAATCGAAGAAGTAAACGAATTTAAACTTCCTGTTGATGTTTCTAATAAGCCTAATCTAGTATTTTGTACATTTTGTGAAGATGCGAATGAAGAACTCAATGATAATTGAGATGCTGCACTTGCACTAAACGATGTTGCTACTGAACCACTAAAATCTCCAGTTACACTTGCAACACTTGCCGATAATGAAGTGATACTTGCATTACTTGAACTGAATGAAGTTGCTACTGAACCACTATATGTGTCAAATCCAGTTGTTGATGAAATTGTAATTTGTGATGAACCACTCACTACCGAATCACCTTCTGCTCTTAATAATTTACTTTCGGCTCCTGATGCTCCTGCCTTCCAATAGTCGTTTGTAGAATCCCAAAGTAAAGAACCACTTACCGTATTAGGTGCAGTTGGGTCTTTAACTAATAAACCACCATTTGCAGCGCCAGTGCCATTTAATTCAATGATGTTATCACCTAATTGAACTACATTTGATTCTACTGCGGTAGTTGTACCTTTAACAGTTAAGTTACCTAATATTACTACATTAGAACTGGTAAATTCAAATGCTGTTTTTAATGAAGATGAGTAAGAGTTTAATTCTGCAACTGAAGTGTTTAAACTTGCAGATGTACTTTCTAAATTTGATAATCTAACTAAATTTGAACCACTTACAACATTTAATGCGTCAATACTAACTTGTTGAGATGCTGATGATGTATTTAAGGCCGTAACTGAAGTATTTAAACTTGCAGTTGTACTATTAATATTAGTTATTGAAACACCTTGTGAGTCGTTTGTTGTTTTAGCTGCTGATGCTGAAGCGATTAAACTTCCACTTACTACACCGATTTCAGTAAATCTCTCATTTGCAGATGCTGTAAATGCGTTTAGAGCGGTTGTAGAAGTATTAGAAGAAGTATAAGCGTTTAATGCATCAATAGATGTTTGTTGTGATGCTGATGATGTATTTAAAGCTGCTACTGAAGTGTTTAAACTTGCAGTTGTTGAATTTAAATTAGTTACTGAAGTATTTACACTTGCAGAAGTTGATTCTAAGTTTGTTAATCTAGTTAAATTTGAACCACTTACAACATTCAATGCATCTATACTTGTTTGTTGAGATGCTGATGATGTATTTAAGGCTGCTACTGAGGTATTTACACTTGCACTAAATGAGTTTAAGTTTGTTATAGAAACTCCTTGTGAGTCATTTGTAGTTTTAGCTACTGATGCTGATGATATTAAACTTCCACTAACAACACCAATTTCAGTTAATTGTGTTAATACAGATGAACTGAATGAATTTATATTTGTAATACTTACACCCTGTGAGTCATTTGTAGTTTTAGCTGCTGATGCCGATGCTATTAAACTTCCACTAACAACTCCTATTTCAGTAAATCTATCATTTGCAGATGCAGTGAATGCGTTTAATGCGGTGGTTGATGTATTAGAAGAAGTGTAAGAATTTAAAGCTGCAACCGATATATCAACACTTGAAGATTTACTTTCTAAATTTGTTAATCTACCATCTTGTGTATCATTTGTAGTTTTAGCTGCAGATGCTGATGTTATTAAACTTCCACTAACAACTCCAATTTCAGTCAATTGAGTTAATACAGATGAACTAAATGAGTTAATATTAGTTACTGATGTGTTTACACTTGCTGATGTACTTTCTAAATTAGTTAATCTAGTTAAGTTTGAACTACTTACAACATTTAATGCATCAATTGATATTTGTTGTGATGCTGATGAACTATTTAAAGCCGTTACCGAAGTATTAACACTTGCACTAAATGAGTTTAAGTTTGTAATACTTACACCCTGTGAGTCATTTGTAGTTTTTGCTGCAGATGCTGAAGCGATTAATGAACCACTTACTGCACCAATTTCGGTCAATCTAGTTTCGGTAGAAGAACTGAATGAGTTTAAGTTTGTTATTGAAACTCCAGCGCCACTTCCTACTGATGCACTTAAAGCTGCAATTGAAGATGAAATAGAACCACTAAAATCACCATATCCAGTTGTATTTGAAATGGTAATTTGAGATGAACCACTTACTACACTATCTCCACCTGCTAATAATACTTTTGATTCAGCATCTTTAGCTCCTGCTTTCCAGTAGTCATTTGTAGAATCCCAAATTATTGAACCTGTTGCAGTGGTTGGGTTAGTTGCATCTTTTACATATAATCCACCATTTGCAGCTGCACTTCCGTTTAATTCAATAATATTATCACCTAATTGAACAGTTGTAGAATCTACAATAGTTTGAGTACCTCTAACTGTAAAATTACCAGGAATAGTTACATCACCACTAAATGTTACATTAGCACCACTTGCAGTAAATGCTTGTTTTAATGAAGATGAATATGAGTTTAATTCAGTAAGTGAAGTAATTGTACTTGCACTAAATGAATTTAAGTTTGTTATTGAAACTCCTTGTGAGTCATTTGTTGTCTTAGCTGCTGATGCTGAAGCAATTAAACTTCCACTAACAACTCCAATTTCAGTAAATCTATCATTCGCAGATGCGGTAAATGCGTTTAAAGCAGTTGTAGATGTATTTGAAGAAGTATAACTATTTAATGCATCTATACTTGTTTGTTGAGATGCTGATGATGTATTTAATGCTGCGATTGATATATCAACACTTGAAGATTTACTTTCTAAGTTTGTCAATCTACCTAAAGTAGAACCACTAAATGTATTTAAAGATGCAGATGTAACATTCAATGCATCAATACTTGTTTGTTGAGATGCGGATGATGTATTTAAAGCTGCAACTGATGTATCAACACTTGAAGATTTGGATTCTAAATTTGTTAATCTAGTAAGTGTAGAACCACTAAATGTATTTAATGCTGCTACTGCTACTCCAATACTACCACCACCAATTGATGCAGATAATGCACTTATTGATGCTGAAACTGAAGAACTGAAGTTAGTAATGTTACCCGTTAAATCTGGGATATCATTTTGACCTTCTCCTAACAAATATAAAGTTGAACTACCACTTGCGTAGTAAGGAACACCTTTAACTAAACCGTTATAAGTTCCTGCAGGAAATGTGTTTGGTGCAGCATTTCCAATTAAAAATCTATTTACCGCTTGTACTGAGCCACTTGCTGTAGCTGCAAACACCATACTACTACCATTTGTTGTAGTAAGATTTGATGAGCCGGATACGATTATTAATTCACCTTTTTGAAACGATGAGGTTGCAGCTGAAAGGCTTTCTAAACTACCACGTCTGTGTCTAATGATTTGTGCCATATTTTTTTGTTATTCTCTTAATTAAGGTTATTCGGTAATAAATATATGTTTTACATTCAAATTACCGATTTTATTAGATATATTTTTTATTATTATATTAAAACTCGCCTGCGTCCAAATTCGAAGATGTAACATACAACTCATTATCAGTTGCAAAAGTATTATCAATAGATTGTGTAAATGATGTAAAGTTTGCTAAAACAATGTCAATTACTTGTTGAGAACTACTTATAACACCAGTTGGTAAATTTCCTTCCAAAGTTCCTATTACCAATTGTGTCCAACCATTTGAATTTCCTACATTTGATGTATCGGTTAAAATCCAAATTGTATTATCACTTTGTTGATAAACTTGCAATCCTTCATATACATTAGCAGATGACAATGCATAACGTGCTGATTGGTCTGCTAAACTAAATCTAGCATCAACAGGCTCATTGTTCGTTATGTCAAACCCACTAGGTAATATAATTGCCATTTCTTATTGTTCTATTTATGTTAATATATATGTCCAACTTTTACCAGCTCCACCTGCTTGCAATGTAGTTGATTTGTAAACTTTATATTGTCCAACCGTTGTTACTGCGAATGAACTAAATACACCAAAACCACCTGTTGTGATGTTTGTTAAGTTAGATAGTGAACTATTGAATACTATATAATGGTATTTATCACCAGTATGCGTAATTGTTACACTTTGTCCACTTGCAGTTACTGTTCCTTTTGCAATTGTTCCTATTGTTCCACCCAATGTAGTATCCCATGCACCAATGTTTTCCAATTCTCCTGCTGTAAATGATGTTGCCACACTTGCACCATGTCTTAAACTTCTAATTTTTGTATAAGTAGTAGTTGCCGTTGATGTTGTTGTGGTATCAGGAACATTCTCACCTGTTGGAGATGCGTAGTTTGCAGTTGCAGTTATACTAATTGAAGTAGAACCTGTTGCTGAACCCGTTACATAATAAGGTGATGCCACATTTGTTGTCACACTTGTCAAATTCCAATTATTAGATGGATTTGCTGATGATGATGTAAATGAAATACTACCGGTTGCACCTTGTTCAATTTGATTTGAAGTAGTTCCTAATTGAATTGTTGTAGTTGGTGTCAATGTAGGTGCTGCAGGATTTGTTTTAGATACTGTCCCTGTGGTTGTAGTTGATGTTTTATATATTGTACCATCTAATGGTGAACTTGCCGTATATTCTAATCTATATGTGTGAGAACCTGATGTTGTCGTACTATATGTTAAAGATGTTCCACTACCAACTTGTGTTAATAGGGTTGCTCCTTCGTATAAAGATGCACTTACTAATGTATAACCCTGATTACTCCAAGTTCCATTAACTGAATATGCGTCCGTTACATTATTAAATCTATTAGTTTCAAATCCGCTTGTGGATGCTGCTACCGATGTTGGTGCTAATGGTGTTCCAAAAATAAATTTCAATGTTCCGTTTACAAATGTCACTGCAACATCCGAACTATAATCTGCAACCTCTATTCCGGTAAGATTTTGAACACTATTTGTTACATATTGTATAAATCCACTACTTGCACTTAAACTTGCCAATGAAGCAGATACCGATGAACTTAAACTTGTAACCGATGCTGCACTTCCACTTAAAGTTTCTGCAATTGATGTACTAATTGAAGATGATATTAAAGCTTGTGACGATGATAATGATGCACTAACAATTGCAACTTCTATATCCGTTGCTATTACTGATAATGAACTACTTAACGATGCACTTACAATATCGACAATGGATTGAGAAATTGAAGAACTTAATGATGTTATACTTGCGTTACTTGCAGATATTGATGTAGCTAATGATGAACTCAAACTACTTATTGATGCTACACTTCCACTTAAAGTTTCTGCAATTGAAGAACTTATAGAAGAAGATATTAAATTTTGTGATGCTGATAACGATGCACTAACTATTGCTATTTCAAAATCGGTTGCTATTACTGATAATGAGCTACTCAATGATGCACTTACAATTTCAATAATAGATGCAGATATCGAAGAGCTCAATGTTGTTATACTTGCATTACTTGCAGATATTGATGTTGCAATTGATGAACTTAATATCGTTTCGGCAGCTTGACTTGAACTAAATGAAGTTGCTACTGACGAACTTAATGCAATTTGTGATGCATTACTTGCACTAAATGAAGTTGCAACTGACGAACTAAAATCTCCCGTTATACTTGCTATACTTGCATTACTTGCACTAAATGAAGTTGCTACCGATGCACTAAATGTACTAATATTACCTGTTAGGTTGATTGCAGTATTACCATCACCACCCAACAAATATAAAGTTCCACTACCACTATCGTAATAAGGAACTCCATTTACTAAACCACCATAAGTCGATATTGGAAATTCATTTGGTGCTGAACTACCTATTATAAATCTATTGGTAGCTTGAACCGAACCACTTTCAGTTGCTGCAAATAGAATAGCTGAACCATTTGAAGATGTAATATTAGATGAACCCGTTACAATTAATATTTCTCCTTTTTGTAGAGAACCTGTAATTGTGGATAACCTTTCTAACCTACCTCTTTTATGTTGTATTAATTGAGCCATCTATTTTGTCGTAATATTGTTTATAAATATGAGTTTTTATTATTAAAACTCACCCTGGTCAATAATAGCAGATGCAGTTTGATAAACCTCCAAGTCTGTTGCAAATGTATCTCCCAAAGAAGATGTGTATGAATGGAAAGATGCGGTTGTTGTATACGATGTAGTTATAGCTCTTAAACTTGCACTTACCGATTGACTTAATGCCGTTACTGATAATGCACTTCCACTTAATGTTGCTGCAATTGAAGAACTTATTGATGAAGATATTAAAACTTGTGATGCTGATAATGAAGAACTTATAACTGCTACTTCTAAATCTGTCGCTATATCATTATATCCAATTGTTCCCGTAATAAATATTTGAGATGAACCAGATACAATTCCATTAGGTAAAGTAGCTGCTACATTATCTTGTATGATATCAATTACCGATTGTGAAAAATCAGTACCAATTGCGGCAGATTGTTGTAATGCAGAACCACTCTCTATTTGTTTTAATCTTATTAAGTTTGCCATATCCTATAAATATCTTATATTCTTATAATCCGTAAGTCGGTTTTATTGCATTATAATTTTGTGTTATTTCCTCAATTGATAATTTTCTATTATACAAATAAAGATTTGCAACATGTCCAAAAGGTTGA